AAGATAATGTGTTGAGGGTACTTGTCCTGTGTAGTGATCACAAACTCTCTCACTGAGAACTTGTCACTAATCACATTGATTGGTTTGATGAGTTTGATAACTCCTTTGATTGTTGAATCTGCCATTATACTACTGTTTCAGGAAATACTATCTCCTCGGTTGTTTTATCAATTATCTCATCTGCTACTATGTTAGCATAAGCTACTGCAATTTTATGGTCATTGCCGTAAATTTGATAGTCAGGGTCCATAGCTCTTCTAATTTCTTGCATCCTTTCATCACTTGTAAGGAATGCTGCCACTAACTGAGTGACAATTTGTGTTTTTGTTTCCATTTGTTAAAACTTGATTGTTAATAAGCCCCAAAATAAAATTAATATAAACTGTCTACGTTGCTGGGGTTGTGCAACCTTAGTGCTTTCAATAAATTCTTTCTCTTTGCCTTGAGGAACAACAGTGACTGTCATTTTCTTAGCATCCTTGATGTAGTGTGGTGGAGGTGAAAATGGTAGTTTTGTTTGCCCTCTATGAGGTGCATGTTCAAAAGTAATGTATTTGTGGAAGTAATTTTTAGCTACTGTATTTATATGAACATCTGACTCACCGTTGAATATCTTATTACCTTTTTTTATAACAAGACTAACCTTTGCCCATCTATATAATTTATGCTTTTTGGCTGTAATTAAAACTGCTTTATCTACAACACCATTACTATCTGTAACATCAAGCAAAAAATCTTTAAATATTTGCCAAGTCATCTCATCTTTTCTATAGATATCTTTAGATACTTTCATCTTATTTATTATTTAATTCATTTACATACTGTGCATAGTACTCAGAGCAATATCTGAGTCTCTCCATTATCTGCTCCTCATACAAAGCCTCCCTCTCATATCTTACTACAGTTATCCTGTGATGACTTGGGATGTGGTCAACTCTGTGGATGGTCATGTTATCCCATTCAGTCAGCAACTCATCGGGTGTAGTGTACATGGTGTAGATTAGTTCAAATGATGGTCGGTTATACAACCACATGTATGCCCTACCTTGCCACTCATAATCAGATGACTCAGCCTCTGATGGTGTTGCGGGGAAGGTTTCTAAGGACCAAGAGCTCTTGATGTCAATGATGAGGTCATCTGTTATGATATCACAGCATCCACTCATCTGTTCATTGGTCACTCTATTCTCATTCTTAGTGTAGTTGGTGAACCTAACTGTGTTGAGTAGGTCAATGCCTTCCTGCTCCCACTCTGTTCCTTTAATCATTGGCTTTGTTCTAAGCTCTGTGTTGAAGCCAAAGAAGTCCTGCTTAGCAATTCTCCTTATTTCTGATTTGGCGGTCTCAGATAGCATCTCTGACTTGCTACGAGGGTTTGTCATTAGCTTCCCTAACTGTGATGGTCTCCATTTCATAGTGCTGCCTCCTGTTCTTTAGTTAAACTAAACTTTGCTTTGAGTTGCTCAACAGTGTACTCACCTGCTGCTATCTTATCCAGTGCACCCTTGAACCTTTCATCAGATAGTGACTCCTTAGGCTTAGCCTTAACTGGCTCAGATGCCATGTTGCCATCGTCATCTACAGCCTGTAAAGCCAAAAGCGACTGCAATGTTCCTCTTCGAAAATAGGTAATTGCTCCAAGTAATTTTTGAGGGTCAAGTCCAGTTGGTAAGTCCATGCAAGACTCTATCATTGTGCCTGAGTCAACATCTATTATCTGAGTGCATACACTATTGCCATGTATAGGCTGTAGTAGTAGGAGTCCATTCTCTAATAAGATAGGCTCAACTGCCTCAATGATTGCATTCAAGTCAGCATATGACTTCTTAAAGTGTGGGTTGTTAGCATTCTTGGTCACCTTGCCAATTGCTAACTTAGCTCTGTGGAGCTTTTGGTGTAGGCTGAGTACTACCTCTGCCTCATTTGCTTGTCTGATTTTCTCAGACGTACTGATTAGTTCTTTCATTTGCTTTATATTTTCATCAAAGATAAGGTTATTTTGCATATATGACAAATAAAGTTATTAACAATTATATGTTAACTCCTCTCCAGTAAGTGCAAAGTATAGGTTTTCCAACTCATGAACATACTTGATACCATTTGATAACCCAAACAATTTAGTAATAACCCATCCTTTTTTAAATCCGTTTATGCTTCCATAATAAGCAAGTTCTAAATTATCATAAGGTTTAGGAAAACTATAAGATATATCTAATACAGGCTTAAAACCTAATCTAATCAACCAGCTCTCATCTATCTCCATTGCTTGATAGAAGTCATCAAGGTCATCATCTAATAAGTTGCTAAGGTCTTCCAAGTTTATCAAGTCACTCTTATAAGTGCCATCTCCCATCTCTATTTTATAGGTATTACCTAATCTAATCTCGTGTGAATCTAATGTCATATCTAATCTATTTCATTATTGATACCCTTAACTTTCTTCTTATACTTCTTATAATACCTCCTGTAGTTGATCACTTCTTTGGGGTGGGTTAGCTTGATTCTCATAGCCCAAGTATAAATGATTCATACCATACCACAAACTCATCAAAGGTCCTCACAATGATATACACCCCTCCTGCCTTCTCAATGGATGCCTGATACTCCTTCTGCACCTGAGACTGTACATCCTTTCCAAATTTTACCTCCAGCTTAACTGACCTGCCTCTGATAGTTGCTGAGATATCAGCAGTACCTTTGGTAGATTGTCCTGGTGTCCACTTGCCAGGGAGCTGCTTAGTGTGTGCAAGTTCACCTGTTCCAACTTGTATCTTTGCTCCTTCCCTGTACTGCCCTTGGGATGAGATACGCTCAGCTTGACCTCCCATGTAAGTGATGTAAGCAATCACACACTTTGTTAGTGAGTTGGCTGAGTCATCCTTCCAGTTGGTCAAGCCTAAGTAACTTTCATTAGTGTTAGGGTACTTGAGCCTCATTGACTCAAGTTCCAGTGCTTTGAGTTTAGCTTTGTTTAGTTTATTCATATATAGTCTAATTTAAGTTGAAACGTTCCACTGTAGCCTTTATCTCTACATTGTTCAATAAAAGTATCAGGTGTTACTGCATTGAGTTTTTTGTCATCATACATCAACTTATCTACATTGTTGTAGTAATGCACTATGAATCTTTTATAAGACTTTCTAAAGTAAAAATTTATATACTCCTCAATCTCTAAAGTAGTCATATCACGTGTTACAATATACTCCCAATAATTCTCTACTCCACTCCTTCTATTCATAAAAGGCATTTGATCTATAATAACAGCAATCTGTTTTTTCATTGAACTTTCTTTATTGTAAAATCCATAGGTTACAGTAAACTTTTTACTCTTGATTTGTTTCTTAAGAAAATTAAATTCCTCATCTGTATAGTCCTCTGTTTTATTCCAAAGGTTATGATATTTGTCAAGCTCTATCTGTTCCATCAATGTCTACGTCTGCCCCCTTCAAAAGGTATAATTGTTAAATTAAATACTTCATAAATTATTTCAGATGATGTGTATCCTCCAAAATCAAATTCTAAATTTTCATCTTTCTGAAAGTATCTTAAATATAAAGTTGGAATTCCTTTGTAAAAATCTAAGAATAAATAATCTGTATAGTTATATATACCATATTTAGCAAATACATCCAATACTTTTTTATTGTGTATTGTGCAGTTTCCATTTTCCGTTTCATACCCTGAAAATTCAAAATGTAAATCTCCTTTTTCTAATCTGATAAAATCAATTACTTCATTTTTAGTCATTGTTTTTAATTTTGCCTGTGTCATTTTTTCACTCATTGTCTATTTTTTTAACCCATTTATAAATACATTCTCTTGATACATCTAATAGATCAGCAACACTGACCTTGTTTAGTTTTTTATTAGCCTGGTACATGACCTTGAACTTGTCAAACTTAGTCTTACCAGGATCGTTTTTAATAACATCTTTTAGCTCCCTTTTTTCACTTGACTCAATCTTAACCTTCTTACTCATGTTGATAAAATAGTGAGATAATTTCTCAGCTCTTAACATGGATGGTTGCATCAATGCTGCATGGAAATATTCACCTGGTTGATCATAGCTCCAAAGTGCATTCAGTAACATTGCAAAGCGAGGGATGTAACTCTTTTGTTTTGGTAGCATTGACTTCATGTATTCATTCTCAGCATCACTGTTTTGCATCTCAGTAATTTGATTGAATATCCTGGTCCATTCTATTTTAGAGTCTTTACTCATTACAACCGTCATAGGCTCAATGTCATCCTCCATGTTGTACTTCACCCACTTCATTTTCACCTCTTCAAAGAACTTAACAATGTAAGCATCATACCACATTGATGTTGATACATCCATCTCATTCTCATTGTAAGATTCAACATACAAATCAGGGAAGGAGATAAGCATCCTATCTGTAAAGCCATTCTCTTTATTCTCTTCTGTATTGAATGCATCAAATATAGTAGGCTGTATACCTCCAAGCACTGGTATATGTGGCTTGTCAACAAATGAACTCTTAGCAGTCTTCCTGTTCATGCTCACAGCCTTACCACTCCAACAGGATAGCCAGAACTCAAGGTCAGAACCTGCTCTGTACTTGTTCATATCCTTGAACCATCCTGCTAACTCATCCTTGAACACACCTACTGAGTTCTTATTCTCTTCATGTAGGTCAACCAATGCCTCCAGTGTAATGTCATTCACTATGAATTGAGTCTTTTTAGGCTTCCTCACCTCTTCTGAGTGCTCCTTCTCTTGCTTATCTTTTTTCTCATACTCAACCCACTTAGCATACTCCTTGATATATCTCTTGATATGTGTGTTGTTAGCTTGTTCAAGTGGTCGTATTATCTGGTTGATGCTTGGAGTCTTACCAATACCTGCCTTACCTACCAATGAAATCCATAATGTGCCAGTTTCAAGCCATCCTTTCTTTACTTCTACCTTCAATGAGTTACCTACTATGACTGACAGCATCCACATGAATGCACACCCCATGTAGTCTATTGATAAGCCTAATGTCTGGGCAGATTCTAAGATGTAATGTTGTACAGGCTCAGGAAATATGTCAATGGGAAAGGTTAATTTACTCACATCTACCTTTGGCTTGTCATCCAGTTCTATCTGTGGTACTCTACGTGATCCATATCCTTTCTCATACAAGTCATTTGCAGCCTGTTTAAAGTCGGCATTATGATATTTATGGGCATAGATAGAAAATGGACTCAATAGCTTCTCATGTGGGTAGTGTGTTCCTGTAGTGAATAGATACATGCATCCACTATCTTTGTACACATAGCCTGAGTGAGGTGATGTTGCTCCATGCCGTCTTATGATATAGCTCTTAGTGGTGTTCCTTACAATGGTGAACTCATCACTAATAAGGTCAATGGTGTTATTCTTTGAGTTGTAGTCATCCCAAGGAGTGACCTCATCATCATTGGTTGAGTATTGTTTCTTAGTTGGTTTGTCAAGGTTAACCTCCTCAATGTAGTTGTATGTCTTTGAGATGGACCACAATATCTCCCTCTCTTCCTCTGTAATATACTTGATGTCATGATACTCATTATCACCATGGAAGTTGCCGTATAGAATAAACTGACCACCTATTCCCCTGGTCTCAATGATAGCCTCCTTCATTCCTTGTAGCTTGGCTATCTTTGTATTACCTTGAACCTTAGTACACTTGTATATGATATGATAGCCATCTCGCATGGTCTTAGCTATCACAAACTTATAATCAAACTCTGAGATGTTATCTCTAAGGAAGGAGATGTACTCATTCCACCAGGTTAACTTCTCTTGAAGGGATGAGAATACTTTGAGATCAACATCAATGCATTCAATATCATTAACACCTGAACGGCATCCATACAATGGAGCTGTTAACTGGTCAATCTCATCATGAGTCTTGCATGGTTTGGATGTCCACTTTGTCTCAATAGGTTTCTTAGTCTCATCACATGGTATGATACTGTAGCCAAGAGTAGACAGTTTTTTAAGATAATCTTTTGTAATCATATTACGCTATTTAAACCACGCTAATTAAAAAAATAGGGGGAAAGGCAGCGTGAACCTTTTAAGTGGATGCCTCCGACAACCCCTTTGCAAATATAAACATTTATCTCACTCAACAATCAACAATTTATTAACAATAAAAAGTGTAAACTAGTTTACAGTAAAAGTGTAAACCAAGTTGACAGTAAAATCTTAGTGTTTATAAGGGTTACAGAGCTTTTGTAGTGTAAACTTACACTTTTTTTAAAAAAGTACATTTTTGATGAGGTAAAAATATATTTAAAATTCAAGTGTAAACTTGTGTAAAGTGTACATTTTGATTGTAAGTAACTGATATGTAATAATTTAACTGTGTAAACCAGTGTAAACTACTGTCAACTCAGTGTACACTAATAAAAAAACTCCCACCGTTGAAGGAGGGAGTTAATTATAATCAAAAAATACAAAGCGGTGCTAAGATAGTCAATAATATTCGTTATCTGCAATCCTTCGCTTAATTATTGCTAAGTCTGTGGTGTTGTTCACTCTGAGAATGTCATCATAGATATCTCTTTTGTTCTCAATCACTGGCTCAAATAGCTCCATCTCTATCTTGATGTATGATTGATAGATTTTGTCACTGGTAGCCATAAAGTCTTTGTGGACCACAATAGCATGCATGACTGTAGCATGGTTTCTATCCATGATGTCTGCAATTTTCTGCAATGTCAAGCCTTGTTTCTTAAGTAGGTAGCACAGGAACGATCTCCTGTACACATATTCTCTTGCTCTGCTTGGTTTGTTCAGCTCATGCTCTTTGATGTGCTCAATTATTTGTTCTATCATTGTAAATTATTCCTATGATCATTACTACTGCTCCCACTACGCAAGTGAAGAGTGCCATTTTCGCTTCTTCTGCCATGTCTTAATTGGTATTTATTATTTGTATCCTTATCTATTGAGTACCCTAATGCCTTGAATAGTTCAAAGTAACGGTACACTGTGCGGTGACTTACACCCAAGTACCTTGCAATGGTAGTGATGCACCTGTACTTATCCTGCAGGAGCTCCATGAGTCTTATGCACCTGTACATCTTGTGTTGATTCATGCTATTTTCTTTTGGTCCACTGACTTGAATATCTCAGATGCTGAGTCAATCCTTCCAGTAGCCTTAATGAAGTCAATCTCCACCTTTGCTGAGTTAATAATCACAGAACCTATCTGAGCAACTGCCTTGGCTTTGTCAACCTCTGCTCTAATTTGTTCTGGTGTTAATGAGTCATCATCAATTCTTTCAAGTGATGCGAAGAGGTGATCACGTAGATCACTAATTTTGTTCCTTGCCATTTATTTTACGGTTTAATTTTGCTGTTAATTTCATTACCTGTTGCAGCTCTTCAGGGTATCTTTGGATAGTGTTATTATTTATGTTCTGTTTCATGGAGATGCACTCTAAGTTGCTTATATCCCAGTTCAATGCGTTACCATCCTTGAAGGTCACAATGTGCTTGGATGGTATTGGTCCATTGTGTTGCTCCCAAATCACTCTATGTATAAGCCTCCAGTATGAGTCTCTAATCTTAATGTATGCATATACTCTGTTGTTTTTATCTAATCTTAGATTGATAGTTCCTACTGGCTGAGTGTTGTGAGGCTTAGTACCTTTTTTAAACATGGTCCTCTTGACCTTATTGTACACCTCATCTGGCATCTTGACTCCTTTGTTGTGAGGAACAAGTCCTTTTTTATATTGGTGTTCTTTGCCTCTCTCAGATAGGTTACTAATTACAGCCATTGACTTAAGATACTCAGGTGTTTTTTTTATGCCTAAATCAAAGGCTATATTGTACACTTTGCTTAGTGAGATGTTAAGGTCTTGAGCTATTACCTTTGAGTTCTCATGTGGATAGCGTTCTCTGATGTGGTCCTTGATGCTCATACTTCCTCCACTTTATATCCATTATCAATGTACCACTGGATGGTATCTCTCTCTTCATTAGGATAGTTCTCATCATATAGGCAGCCGTTCTCATCCAGTAGGCAGTACCACCAAAATCCACCTTGCTCTTCTACGTCATCCTCAAGCCATACTTTGTACTGTTTCATTTGCTTTTTATTAGTGTTATTACTTCATTCCACAGGTGCTGAACTTCAATAGGTGCCAGGGCTTTGATTGCCTCTGCTGATTTGATTGCTTGTTGTTTGGCTTCCTGTTCACCATGCAGCTCAACTGCTGAGTTGTAGATGTTGTTTGCTTTGTTCTTTGGCTTCATATCCTCTCAATTTTAATTATTAACCCTTCCCAAATGTCTCCCTTCACTTTTGCTTGACTCAGTGAGTCTGCTTTTACGGTCTTGCTGGTTCTCCTCCACGCTCCTTGAGTGAATACCCGATAGTGTATTGTCCACATTGTTTAGTGCTTTTAGGTAACGGAAGTACAGGCTCTCATCAAACCTATCCCACCCGTTAATTATTGCTAAATTTATCATCCTATTACTCCTATGATAATAAGGAAGGTTGTGACTGCCACAATGAAACACCCCATTATTAGGGTGTCAAGTATTGCTCTGTGATTCTCATTCATGATTATAAGTTTTGAAGGTTAGCTTTGTACATCTCAAGTCTTGCAAGTGCTCTTGCCTGTGTGTGTAGTCTGTTTTTATAGCTTGCAACAAAGTCTGGTAGCATCTCAAACTTAGAAGCCATCTTGATGTTGTCTGATGTCAATCTGATACGAGTGATCATACCATCAATCATGTACTGAGCATCCTCAATAGCTTCATTGAGTGACTCACTATCTTGGATGTGACCATCCTCACAATACTTGCATTCATAAGATACATCATATTGAGGGTCATTATCCCATGTACTGTTGGTGTAAGTTCTGCCGTTACCTTGGCACTCTTCACATTCTTTAATAAACTTTTTCATTTGCTTTGTGTTTTTGATTACCTTACAAATGTACACAAATTTTCTTAACTGAAAAATTTAATTAACAATTTGAGTAAAAATATTTATTAACATTGAATTGTTAATAACGCAAAAAGCCCACCTAAGTGAGCTAATAACTATATAAATAAAGGGTTATTTCTTTTTAAATCTCTTCACAATGAACTTGGATGCCAAGGTTGCAATAGCTTTGAGAAACTTATTCTCAGACTGCACCTCTACTTTGGTGCCAGTCTCATCCTTTGTGATGTGTACATCTACTTTTTTACCATCATACTTAAGGTCATGATTAGTGCCATCCTTGTGGTACTCAATTTCTGCCTTGTTGGTCTCAATAATTAGATCCACTTTCTTAGGTCTGCCTACTTTCTTTGCCATGTTAAAATTCATTTATTATTACCATTGATACTTTTGCCTGGTCTTTTGCCATCTTGACCATACGTTCATAGTCTGGGTTGTTGTTAAGGACCAGACAGCCCTCTGACCATCCTCCTATCTTAGTTGCCACTTGTTGTGAGCCCTTGTTATAGGTTGCTCCATGTATGTTCATGAATATAATGTCACTCTTTATCTCTGTAGTTGGGTTAGTCTTACCATCAACGGTATAGTCTCTTCTGTATGGTATGCTTTTTACCTGTCTAAGAGCCTCCATCTTGCCTCTATGCAGTCCATAGGCATATGATTCATAGTTCCATTGGTCTGCCACCATTACAGCCGTTCCTTTGTTGCCCTTGTTAGTGGTGCAAGAGGTCACAAACTGGAAGGATGTACCTTTAAAGATGTACACCTTGTCATCAAAGAGGTCATTAGCATCCTCATTTGACCGCACGAATAGCAGCCACATGTCAGTTGGTGTCCAAAAATAAGATGTTAAGCCCTGTACTCTATCAAGTAGTTGCTTGTCAGTGTAGTTCTTTACGTTGGTCATTGTCATCTATTGTTAGTTGTGATAAGGTTGCCGCCACAGTACCTGCAGTGATTGCATATCCACTCAAGGTCACTACTACTGCAGGCAGGGCAATTGGGGCAGATATGATTACACCTGCCACAGCTCCGATAATGATTGATATTTTCTGTACTTTCCTCCAGAACTTGGGAGTCTTAGCACACCATCTTTGTTTTATGCTCATCTTGTTAACTGTACTTCTATTAATTTCTTTACTGACTGAGTGAGCTCAGTGATTTGCTCTGCAAGGTGCTTAATCTCAAGCTGAGTCATTTTCTCAATGGCTTCATACTTGAACCTGGACTCATTGTCTACCAGTTCAATCTTACCTTTGAGCCTTCCTTGAGTCTCAATTACTTTCTTTTGTTCCTCAACCACTGCCCTAAGGTCTGTGTGTAGTGCTTTAAGGAAGTATCCTATCACTGACATTAGTACTGTTATCACAGTGAATGCTATCTCATTGAATGCCATTATAAAATCAGTATTGAGTTGTTGTATCCATTCTCTCTCATTCCTCCACATGGGCATCCACTATGGCACTGCCCCACACAATTACAATCACATGCATCAATCATAGGTCTAAGGTCAGTATCTCTGTTGGTAGGATCTGTGAAGCCAGGATACAATGCTTTGTTAGCAATCAAGTATCTAATCAACCGTTGTTCAAAGAATGAAGCCTTCTGTGCGTAGTGCTCCATGCCGAATGCAACCTCTGACCTACCTACAGATGTTGAGAAGTCACCGAACTGCTGTTGCAATCCTTTGTTTTTAAGTTGGTAAGTGAGTCCAAAGATAGCATCTTCTGCACTTCTCCAAGCTATCACTGGCTGTATGAACAAAACAAGGTCCTCTTCATCATTTGTCAAGGACTGAGCGTTGTATGCAGTAAGCAGATAGTTGTAGTATGTTGTTCCTAAGATAGGCATTATTCTTAGCTGAGCCTGTGTTGCTATATATGGAGTAACATCAGTCACATCCACGTTTGCTGTGATAGGTGTGTTGGTCTTAAGATAGGTCTCTGTTATAAAGTAATTCATGGTGCAGGTGTTTCTGTTGGTATGATATCACCACCTTCTATAGGAGGAAGGGATGCAAGTGCTCTGACTTCATTAGGAGTCATTGCATTCAATACTTTGGTAGCTACAAGTGGACTCAATGAGTTGATGGCATCTGCTGTCTTGGATGCATCACCTTCTATCTCTACGATAGTCTCATTTATTATCTGGAAGTTGTTGATCATGTACTTGCCTGGTATCTTAGCCAGTTGAAGGAGCTCATTTACTATCTCTTCCACTTGATCTCTCAATGGCATTACTACATTCTTTTCAAATACAACATAAGCCTGCTTGATATCAGCACCACCACCAAGTGCTCCTGTGGTGCGAACACCCATAAGTATAGGGTCAATGGTGTGTGAGAAACATATCTGCTCAGTATTAAGTGCAGAGGCTTCATGAAACAGCTTATCATTGTTGTTGACTGGTAGTGACTCAATCTTTGGTAATTGTTCTGCTGAGTTAGCAAAGAATGCAACAGCCTTACCAGCATTAGCAGCACCTTTCAACCTGTCAATGGTGTTCTTAATCATGTGTTTCTCCTCCTCTGACTGTGGTCTCTTAGGAAACATCATAGCAAAGGAAGGAAACACTGAGTTTTGGATGTTACTCTTAGCAAAAAACGACAGTTCGCCACTCAAAAATGCAAAATTAAGTGCAGAAGTGTACTGGGGCAAAGAATACCACTCTTGACCCAAGGTCATTATCTCATAAACATATAGTTGTTCAAGGTCTCTGTTGGTAGGATGTGCCCTCTTGATAGGTACTACATCAATGCGAGCACTCCAGTCATCACAAAGGAAGTATGTTATCTTATCTCTGGCTACTCTGACCTTCTCAGGTGATACATTGTAAATCTTATACAGCTCACCTTTGTCATTATAGCATAACTTAAAGTACACTCTGTGGTGAACAATCAACTGCTGAGCTATAGCCTTACTGGTCTTGTTGAGCTTCATCTTTTTTTCAAAGGTGTACAGCTTCAACTTATCCTCACTGGACATTTTAGTAGTCTCAAGGGTGTATCCACCACCTACGATTGCATTGGTCTTGAAGTCCACTATTGCACCGTGCAATGGTGAAGTATAGTATAATTGATTAAGTAGCTCCGGAAATTGGTTGTCAAAACCAAATGGAATATAACCTGCCACCTGGTATCTACCATTGACATAAGGGAGTGATAAGTTTGCACCTCCTACCTTTTGGAAGGGTGTAGAGAATGATTGATACCCTTCAACTACTTCTGTTGTTGCTTGAGGCTTACTGCCTATGAATCTACTATACCATGCCATTAGTCATATATTGAATTAAGTTGTGGACCTGCTAC